TCAAGCCTTTTGCATAAAATTAAATGGAATGACTGGCCATAAGTATCGCCTCCCCACACAAGAGGAATGGGAATATGCCTGTCGTGCGGGGACTACTACTGATTATTATTTTGGAGATGATGCTAATCAATTAGGAAATTACGCTTGGTACGAAGACAACTCTGGGCTGATAACCTTTCCTGTAGGCGCAGCAAAATCACCTAATGCTTGGCTGATAACCCATCCTGTAGGGCAAAAATTACCTAATGCTTGGGGACTCTATGACATGAGTGGCAACGTCTGGGAATGGTGTATTGATAAGTGGCTGCGGGGCGGTTCCTGGAACGACCCTCCTTATTGCTGCCGTTCCGCAAATCGCGACAGCAGCCCCCCCCGCGGGCTCCGCTTCAACAATGTCGGTTTTCGGGTAGCACAAACTATTAGACCAACACTATTAGCTGAAGAGATGTGGGAAGCACAGCTGCCTGAACCGTATAAAGATATGATCCTATCTGAAGTAGTAGAATATCTAGAGACTATGCAAACTAAAGAGGAAAAAGAGAAGTTTATAACTGCTATATACTGGTCAGGGTTTCAAGCGTGCCTGGATGACTAAAATTATAAGGCCCCTCCCAAAAAGTTAGCTATCAGTTGTTAAAAATAAAGCACTTAGGAGTAAGAAATGGCAATTACAATGGTAGAGATACCAGCGAGTCAAGAAATTAAAAGTTTTAGGATTGGCAGATATCCTGTGACTCAGGTACAATATAAAGCAGTAATGGGAGTTAATCCCGCTTACTTTCAAGATAATCCTCAAAATCCAGTAGAAAATGTCAGCTATGATGATGCTGAAACTTTTTGCCAGAAATTAAGTAAAGCAACAGGAAAACAATATCGCTTACCAACGGAAGCGGAATGGGAATATGCCTGTCGTGCGGACGACTATTATGGAGATTACGCTTGGTATAAAGGAAATTCTCAGCAGACAACTCATCCTGTAGGACAAAAGAAGCCCAATGCTTGGGGACTTTATGATATGCGCGGCAACGTCTGGGAATGGTGCCAGCAGGTTGTAATACGAGGCGGTTCCTACTGCACCGATCCTCTTAACTTCCGTTCCGCGCTTCGCATCGACTACATACGCCGCGGTAGCCGCTACGACAGTATCGGTTTTCGAGTGGCAGAAACTATTAGACCAACACTATTAGCTGAGGAGATGTGGGAAGCACAGTTATCTGAACCTCACAAAGATATGATTTTATCTGAAGTAGTAGAATACCTAGAGACTCTACAGACTAAAGAGGAAAGAGGAAAGCTTCTGACCGCTATATACTGGTCTGGTTTTCAAACGTCTCTGGATCACATAGATGATTACAGTTCTTAACTCTGTGTTCGCTTGGCTATCAGTTATTAGTTGTCAACTAACAATTATTTAGGAGCAAAAAAATGAGTGATGCAGATTTTATTCGAGAAGTTGAAGAACTGTACCTGCGTCTTGCTAATGCAGATACAGATGATCTGGTTGAGTTAGCTAAACTTGCGGGTTTAGACCCTAAAATTGCAATTGAGATTGAAATGGTAAAAGTTCCTGACGCAACTTTTGCAATAGGAAAATATCCAGTGACTCAAGAACAGTATCAAGCAGTAATAGGAACTAATCCTTCCCATTTTCAAAGCAATCCTCAAAATCCAGTAGAACAAGTTAACTATAACGATGCCATAACTTTTTGTCAAGAACTAAGTCAAGTAACTGGTAAGAATTACCGCTTACCCACAGAATCAGAGTGGGAGTATGCTTGTCGAGCAGGGACTACTACTAACTATTATTTCGGTAATGATTGTCATCAGTTAGAAGATTACGCTTGGTATTGCGGAAATTCTGAGGGTACAACTCATCCCGTAGGATTAAAGTTACCCAATGCCTGGGGATTGTACGATATGCACGGTAACGTCTGGGAATGGTGTATTGATAAGTGTCAGCGGGGCGGTTCCTGGAGCGACATTCCTTATTTCTGCCGTTCCGCAATTAGCGACGACTACGGCTATGGCAACAGCTTCAACACTCTCGGTTTTCGAGTAGTCTGTGATTAATCAATCAGTTATCAGTAAAAACTATTAGTAGTTAACTGTCATGACACAGCAACAAAACAATCAAAACGATTATTTAGGAGTAAAAATGAAGATTCGTATTGAAGGTATTTGTGGGTGCAGTAAAGTCGGTATAGTTATCGACTTAAAATATATACTGTACGTGGCTTATATTTATGAAGATGTATTGCCTTCGCGACAATTGGATACGGAAAAGCAGTACTATGTAGTTTTTGATCCCATTATTCAACTGCAGCCAATTATAACTACGCTTGAGTTATCACCTGAATTGCGTCAATGGAACAGTTAATTTATCAGTTATCAGTTATTAGTTATCATCAACAAATAAACAGAGGTAATTATGTTTCACTTAAGCTTTGCAGAAAAAGATGAGAATGGCAATCCTAAGAATCAGACTTCTACTGTTGTCGCTATTATACGCGATAAGAAAGGAAAAACTAAAGTATTCCCACAATATAAATACAGAAGCTGATGTTACTGAAATTTTTGAATATTACAATCAACGAGACGATTTATTGTATTTTGAGGCTATAGACGTTAAAACTGGTCAAATCATTAAACTAAAGTGAGTAGTGATGATTAGATTTTAACTTGGCTCGGAACCACGTCAAAATAACAATTATTTAGGAGTAAAAAATGAAAGGTATTCGCATCGAAGGTTTTTCTGTGAGATTAGGCAGCAGAATTGCTATTACTGTCAGTACGAAATACATACTATGTGTTTTAGATACTTACGAGAATTTATTACCTTGTTCACAAATTGAAAACACTGAACAATATTATGTAATTTTCGATGATCCAATTGCATCATATTCAGCCATTACGACATTTGAATTGTCACCAGGGCTAAAAGAATGGATTGATAAACAAATCGTTGGTCGAGTTTGGACTGGGTATGGTGATGAGGATAGTATTCCTGACTAAATAGCAGTTATCAGTTATCAATAAAAAACTATTAGGAGTAAAAAAATGAAAGGTATTCGCATCGAAGGTATCTCTCCAAACGGAGGCAGAATTGCTCTTGTTGTTGATTCAAAACACATACTAACAGTTTTAACTGTTTACGAAGATATACTGCCTTGTCCAGCGCTTAACATTCAGCGACAATACTATGTGATGTTTTATCCTGACTTAGATCTGCCTCCGATCATTACGGTGTCTGAGTTGTCACCAGGAATAAAAGAATGGATTGATGAGCAGCTTGGTGGTCAAGGGCATGAACCTCCTGCAAACCAATTTTATAAAGCGAATTTATTTTGATGAATTCTGAATAGCAGTTATTAGTTATCAGTAAAAAACTATTAGGAGTAAGACAATGATTGAGATTGAAATGGTAAAGATTCCTGGCGTAACCTTTAAAATTGGAAAATATCCAGTCACTCAGGAACAATATGAGGCGGTAATGGGAATTAACCCCTCTTATTTTATAAACAGACCTCAAAATCCGGTAGAAAGTGTTAGCTATAACGACGCTATAGCTTTTTACCAAAAACTAAGAAAAAAGACTGGTAAAAACTATCGCCTACCTACAAATTCAGAATGGGAATATGCCTGTCGGGCAGGAACTGAAACCCTATTTAGCTTTGGTAATGATTTCGATCAGCTAAAAGATTACGCTTGGTACGAAGATAATTCTGGACTTATAACTCATCCTGTGGGTCAGAAATTACCTAACAATTGGGGATTGTACGATATGCACGGCAACGTCTGGGAATTGTGTCAAAACGTTCCCCGTGGGGGCGGATTCGACACCTACTCTTATGGATGTTGTGCTGCACAACATCAACTCAGTTACTATTTTAAAAACTCTTGCTGGCGTAATATTGGTTTTCGGGTAGTTTGTGATTAATGAATTAGTTATTAGTTGTCAGTTGTCAGTTGTCAGTAAAAACCACTAAGAGTTAAGTATCATGACACAGCAACAAAATTCTAACTGGAAAGATGAATCTGAGAAAATTGAAGCGGATATGTGGGCATATAATCAAGGAATTGACGGTGAGATGCTTCATTGGATATGGGAAAAAGCAGGCAGTAAAGCTAAATTTTACGATCTTTGCCATAAACAATTAAATTGCCGTCCTGTATGTAATTACACGGAAAAAATGGAAGAAATAATCTGCTCAATTTTTGATTAATTTTAGCTAGGTATCAGTTATCAGTAAACAAATTACTTAGGAGTAAAACAATGACAATGATGGATATAGGACAATTCCCTAAAATTGACTCAGAGCCACAAGACTTTAAGTTAAAGTGGTACAAAACAAAGTTATTCCCATTTCGATATTCGGAAGGCATTTACTATTTTATTCAAAAGGGTCAAAGACGAATAATAGATGAAATTGATAAATGGATAAAGGGTAACGAAGAGCCAGAAGATTTCCCTTTAATTATTGACTGGAAACTAAAAATAAATTCAGATCATTCTGCTACACTAACCTGCGAAAATCGCCAAAATGCCGACTTTAAGTTTAGCTTTATGACAGTATTCCCATATACTGATATTGAGTTATTCTACGATGGTAATCCCATAGACGAAGTTAACTTTTGTTTGTTCGATATAGCCGGTTCCAAAACGGAATTAATGCTTGAAGAAGAATGGGTGTATCTGTTAGCAACTGCATCAAGACTGTTTACTTAATTTATCGATCAGTTATTAGTTATCAGTAAACAATCATCAACCAAACAAAAAAAATGAAACCTCTGCATAAATTAGGCAAATATCGCAATTTAGAAAAGTTGAACAAAATAATAGAATTGATTTGCGGTTCTACTACCTTTTCTACAAGAGCAAAACACAATTGGATTAACAATCCTTTAGACTTGTTTGATCCTTATTCTCTATGGTGGACGTTGGGGGTAGAATGGCACACTGACGACATTGATGAAGATAAAAAATATTCAATTATTTTAGTTGTTTCAAGCGACAATTATGAACTTTACGCTTCTACAATAGATAATAATACTTTAGAAAAACTCTTGAAAAACTATACTCCCTTTAAAAGTAGGGATGATCAAATAAACTCTTTATTAGTCCCAAGAAAAGATACTCAAAAATTAGTCTTAAAAGCGGGAGATATTTTATTACTAGATATTTCGTGTTATCATAAACTAAAAAACACAAAACAAACAGAAGAGCCTTTTATTTTTATTAACTTAGATATTGACTTTATTCCAAGAGTCAAGGAAGCGGTCAAGGTTGTCAATTATTTTGTTTATGATTTTTTTTGCAACTATTAATACCCATGACTAATACTACTGAGAACAGATATGCGCCCGATTGGGTCTCCCCACCAGGAGAAACCCTTGCTGACATCCTAAAAGAGAGAAAAATAACTAGAGGTGAATTTGCCCAGCGCATGGGGTTGCCAAAAAAGACTATCAATCAACTAATAAAAGGTAAAGTGGAGATTACCATTCGTATTGCCTACAAAATGGAATTAGCTTTAGGTGTACCTACTGCTCGTTTCTGGATAGATCGTGAAAGACTTTACCGAGAATCTCTAGCAAATCAAATCGATTAGGATATTTTTACGACTATTAACGAGGATTTATGAACTTATACCTAATTAAAGACTCAGTCACATCATTTAGTCTGCTTATCGCATCAAAATCCGAACCAGAGGCTATTTGGCATTGGTGTAATTATTTTAGTGGCAAAAATGACAACCCAGTCGAAATAGAACGCATTGATATTAGTACCTCTGGTATCGTTTGGTGTTATAGATGGACTAACGACTAATTATCTTTGTCGAAAATTTATCGTCATTCTGCATATTAACAATAAAAACTATGGCGATCAAACAACCATAACTACAGACTTAAGGTTTATTCACAATGCCGTCGTGAGCTATGTCCAGTCAAACTTTTAGAGTAATGATTAAATTCTACTGGAATGATAAATTAATAACAGGACATACTTTATTATTAATAACCGAATGCAAAGGTTATGCTATATCACATTGGTACAGTCACCCTAATAAATTAGAGAAAATCAATGAGCCAAAAAATTCACTATCATGCACGCACAGAACATCAGATTCCACTGATGTCAAATAAGTTAACAGATACAGTCGGTAATTTAGTTTTTCCTTTTTCTGATAAAGAAGAGCAATTAGAATTTTTTGGTCAGATGCTTGAAGAGCTATTAACCATAGCATCTGTACCAAGATATACACCAGAAGGTACTGCATTAAATACAATTAAAGCTTTGTTGTCTAAGTTGGATTAATGCAAAATTAACAATCAGTTCTTGTAATTAATCAGGAGTAAACCAATGAACATTAAACCGCAACTTAAAGGCAGTATTCGATTATTTTTAGAAGGTTCAGAAGATGGACTCCAGCGTCTAGCAGATTTACATCAATCTGGGGAATTGCAAGCCCTTCTCAATGTTAAATTAGACGATATACCCAAAATTATCGTCACAAAAGCAGAGTTCACTACAGATGTAAAAGTTATTGAAAAAGCCGAATTAATTAAGGAAATTCGAGAGGGAACAATCGATAAGACAACTCTATATAAAGTTGATTTGAGTGGGGCTGACCTGATTAAGGCTGACCTGAGTGGGGCGGACCTGAGAGAAGCTAAACTGAGTGGGGCTATTCTGAGAGGGGCTAAACTGAGTGAGACTAAACTGATTAAGGCTGACCTAAGTGGGGCAGACCTGAGTGAGGCTAACCTGTGGGGGGCTAAACTAAGAAGGGCTGACCTGAGTGGGGCTAAACTGATAAGAGCTGACCTGAGCGCGGCTGACCTGAGTTGGGCTAACCTGAGTGGGGCTAAGCTGAGTGGAGCGGACTTGAGAAGGTCTAACCTGAGAAGGACTGACCTGAGTTGGGCTGACCTGAGTTGGGCTAAAATGATTGAGGCTAACTTGAGAAGGGCTGACCTGAGTTGGGCTAACCTGAGTGGGGCTAAGCTGATTAAGGCTATCCTAAGTGAAGCGGACCTGAGTGGGGCTATCCTGAGAGGGGCTAATCTGAGAGGGGCTATCCTTAGTGGAGCGGACCTGAGAGAAGCTAAACTGAGTGAAGCTATCCTAAGTGAAGCTGACCTGAGAGAAGCTGACCTGAGTGGGGCTAAACTGATTAAGGCTATCCTGAGTGATGCTATTCTGAGTGATGCTATTCTGAGTTGGGCTGATCTGAGTTGGGCTATCCTGAGTGGGGCTGACCTGAATGCAGCTATTCTGATTGAGGCTAACCTAAAAGGGGCTGACCTGAGTAAAGCTAACCTGAGAGGGGCTGACATTGAAGACGCTATCTTTATCGGTGCAACGGGGATCACCCCTGAACAAGAACAGGATTTAATTAGACAAGGAGTAGATTAATGACACATCAGAAAGAAAGAATTAATGAAAGATTAGAGTTTAGAGCGACAAGTTAAAGCTTTATCTATCGTGGTTCTTAATTTACGTCTTTTCATGAAATATAACCCAGAAGAGTTAATAGCATTAAGACAAAGTAACCAAGATGCTTTTGACCTTTTTACATTAATAATGATGGATCAAACAGATAAAAAAAACTAACACAATTAGGAAGTAAACCAATGAACCTTAGCCATAATTATAAAGAGCGACTGTACAAAATTATAATTCGAGATAAATATCTCGAACTATCTCTTGAGACACAAGATTGGATTGATAATTTATTGAAAGCATCTGAAACTAGCCAAGTAACTAATGAGATATTAATCTGGTGATGGAAAGGGGATATACAAAAAGGAAACATCGCGTACTTATCCGATGATAAATGGAATCTTTCTTTTATTAATCGGATTAAATTTTGGGTTATAACTGTTCTTATACCTATATGTACAGGAGTTACTATTCCTTCTCTTCTTAGAAAAGACTTTGATCTTTTTAGAAAAGCTTTAACACTAGCGTCAATTTTTCTAGTAGAAAAAAGCTGGTATGAGGAAATAATCAACAATACAACTAAAGAGTAAAACTGGGACTACATAAAGTAAAACAAACAAAAATAACCTAAAACAGGAGTAAACCAATGAACATTAACATTAATCCTCAATTCAAAGATCGACTATTCAAGCTCATGATTAAAAATAAGTATCTTGAGCTATCCCTTGAGTCACGAGATTGGATCAATGATTTGTTAAAAGCATCTCAAACTAACCAAATAACTAATGATATACTAATCTGGTGGTGGAAAGGAGATATACAGCAAGGGCACATCTATCCGTATTTATCTAGTGAAAAGTGTAATCTTTCCTTTCTTAACCAGTTTATACTTTGGTGTTTTACAACTATTATTATGCCTGTGTGTACAGGAGTTACTGTTCCCCCTTCTCTCAGAAAATATCCACATCTTTTTAGACAATCTCTGACACTAGCGTCAATCTTTCTAGTAGAAAAAAGCTGGTATAAAGAAATAACCGACAATACAACTAAGGAGTAAAACTGGGACTACATAAAGTAAAACAGGTAAAAATAACCTAAAACAGGAGTAAAAATGGACATTCAACGCGCAATGCAAGTTCAGAAACAATATGATAGTTTACCTACCGAGGCTAAACAATACGTTGATGCTTTAGTATTAGAAGCAAAACAGAATCCTAAGTCAAAATACTTAGAACAATTCTATGAAGCCTCAATTAAAGACAGTGTAATGGATACATTCGTACAATTAAAATACAATAATGTCAATGATGCTAATGATGTCAAAATAGATTGGATTTCGTTTGTAGCTTTTAAAGCTTGGTTATTTGTTGTCACATTTTTAACAGGCGTTTCTACCCCTAAACAGTTGAAAAAAGATGCTAACTTGTTTATGCTTTCTATAGCAATAGCCTCTAATTTTGTAGTAGAGGGTGATTATAAAGAAAGATATCATGCACTAACTTACAATTCTAATGTACCTAGCTAAAACATTGCAGATCTCCAACATTATATGGCAAGCGACAGACTACCAGTTCCTATCATTATACAAACCTACCCCTGAGGAAGCGGGCCGCTTTATCCAACTCTGGTTCGAGGATATGGAGCCCCACATTAACTATACGCGGTTACATGCTAGGATGAGTGGTGGTCAGGATAACTCTAATAAATACTACCTAACTAATGTGCTCGAGTTAGGTATAGCCGCATGGGGGGCCGACTTCTATAATGATAAGAATTCAGTGGACCAATGGCGTATTCACTACTATAGCCCTACTATACGCCGCCTTGTTGAGAGCACCCCTCTCAATATGCCGGGTGGTAATCTACGTTATTACTGCCAGCTGGCTATGATAACTAACTCTGAATCCGTTAATGGAGTATGGGCCCGTCGCACTCAGCATTATCGGCGCGATAGTTATGACCGCCATAACCATGGTGAGTTCGGTATGACTAAGGAGGAGATGCAATTAGTAGTAAACGATATAGAGCCTATACTCGAGACAGGCCTGTTGATAAAGTGGGGCGATTACTATTATTGGCCCGGCGCACGAACGCGACACTTATTGCTTAATAGCAATAAGGAGCTCCACATCACGAGCAGCGACGCTCTCGAAATAGGTAGACTTAAACAAGAGAGTAGACAAAATGCAAGATAACGCGATTGATATCGTGAAGACGTGGGCCTATCAGAATCTAGGCCTAGATTCCAATAATAAATTTATTGTAGTTCATGTCAATCGATCTAGTTACGTAGTAAGCAACAATACTAGAGAAGACCGGCCTGATGATAATGATGGCGATATGTACTTCCTATCATATATTCATGGTAATGTAGATGTCTCTATTTTCCTAGCTACTAATGGAGATGTAATTGTCGCTTGTGATAGAATTGATGAAGAGGGCGACCCTTCTTTATTAATCGGCAGTATAACTGATATTATAGATGGTAAGGCTCTCTTCCCTATAAGCCGACTAGATCACCATGACCCCAGAACAAATTCAGAGACTACGCGACAATAATTGGATCCTAGATGACCTCCAGGGCGTATCAGATAAAGAACTCGATTGGATACAAAGCGTATTGGCCCTTCCAGAATACTACGAGGAGACTGGTAGAGAGTTAACCCAGAGCAATATAGACTGGATTAACACCTTCCTTCTCTCTAACTACGACGAGAGCGGCGCTGATCTACCTCTCGAGCAGCCCGAGCTGCTTCAGGAATAAACTTAGCGGCCTTGTTAATAACACGGGCCCTCTCCTGCTTAGATAGATTCCCGTGGCCTCGCAGTTTAAGAGCACTCAATGCACTGCGCTTATCGAATATAGGGAATCTATCTCCTACTGTGCCGTACTCAGCCCGCGCTTCTGCCGTCACATTGCCCTTCTTAGTTCTCTTCATTTATGTTGTTGACTAGATATAATTATGCTGACAGATGGGCGGGCCCTAATAGTAAACTTAGTAGTAGTCTCAATATAGAAAATTCTATATTGGAAAACATTTAATTATCTTGAATGTCAGGGTAAAGACTGTTCGGCTGAGCTCACGACCGAAGCCCTTGCTAAAGTGAGGGAAGTGTGGTACAATATTAATGCCCTCACGTCAATGAGGGGCTAACCATTTTATTCGACGGCGATTTTGGAGATGACTATGAGTAAGGCATTGGATGTGACCAGCGTTGCAGACGCACAAACTGGTAAGGTTTCGGACATCAAAGTTGTTGGCAACTGTGATGCATTCCAGCTTCTCTTTAAAGCCAGCAGCAAGGAACAAGGTTGGATGAAGTCGTGTAAAGCAATGGAGACACCAGGTGGATGCGTCGTGCAAGTGACGACACAGCAGGGCGACAATGTGGCTGAAGCGTTGACGTTTGTTTCAGGTGTCAAGATTGCAGAAGACATCAACGGCGGACGAAAGCTCGTTTCGCTGTAGTCTTTGGTGTTTGTTTGATGGGCGGCATCTTTGGGTGTCGTCCGTCGAACAAGGAGTCAATATAGATAATTCTAATTTACAGCTTTTTTGCCAGCTTGTTTAAATTGCTATATCATGCTAAAATTAAATTAAGTGGAGAATTTATGCCGTACATCCAAACTAATCTAAAACTCACTATTAGTCAGTATCATTATTTGCGCGAGCTAACAGCTGGCATGGATAGTGATAGTCGGCGTTTATTCATCCACACGTTTTTGTGCCAGCGCCAGATGCGTGCTAAGTCTGATTACCACGCGTGGAAGGGTGTGCCCCTGCCTCGTAAGAGCTTCATTCACGTCTACTGCAGAAACTATAGCTGGGAGAGTGTAAAGTTGTTCATGACGCGAGCCCCCTACTACGCTAAGGAGGGGATCTGCTTCCGCTACCGTATCCATGAGCACATCATCGATTCCTTCATCGAGAAGGGAGAGGATTTACTATTGAGCCCCTCTCGACTACAGGATCAGTGGTTCGTTAATGTAGATGGCCGCCCGCTTCCTAAGCTTAATAGGCCGCTTAGTAGTGCACCGCCGACTCAGGTTGATTTGGGCTATGGCATCGCGTGGCTGATACGACAACGAGATAGAATAGAGCGTACTCGCGATAGCCTGAGTGAGACTGAGCTGGCTAGTAAACGAGCTCGCTACCTTCACAACCTGAACTGCTATCAAGGTATACTCGAGCGCGTGACGAGTATCGACTACACGAAACGTCAGGCAGAGTATTCGCAGGAGCTGACCCAGCCTCACGAGGGGCTCCGCGTGTACGAGAAGGGGGGCGGCCTCCAGGGTGCTAGTCGGAACTTCAGAGAGGTGCTGCTAATATCCAGCCCTGTCATTAACTACGACGCCGTGAAGTGCCACGCGACGATTGCTCACCATGAGATGGAGAAGCTGGGTATTAGCTCCCACCTGGATGAGATGCTATCGGGCCGTGTGAGCTCTCCGGATCCCCTACTGTCTGTAGGCACTGTGAAGACAGCTGTGTTAGCAGTAATCAATGGGGCCCGGCTCGTTAAGCGTCTCAGTAGTCGCTTTGCTATACCACGCCTAGTACTAGATGAGCCGCTCCTAGCTGATAAGGACGTATCCACTAAGACGCGGGCCCTCGCTAGCTTAGTAGGATACCTTAAGGGCATAGCTACCAGCATAACGAAGTGGTCTAAACTGATACCCAAGCACGAGAAGATAGCCGCCATGTCGGCTCTACTACAACGTATAGAGGTAGACAGCCTGCGAGATATCCACGACCTCGCATCTAACAACCAGCACGACGGTGCCCTGATTCATAACTCCATCAACATCAACGAGGTATCGACCGGATACCTAAACATACATCCCAAACCCATCTCCTCACCCGACCCAGAGGAGTCAATCACCGTGTGCGGTCGCCAGATCGAGATCATACCATTCAATGCGGAGTGCGCCAACATCGCGGATATCATCATGGGTGCGGGAACTCGGCTCCAGGCCACAACAGGATACGGAGACTGGGCCCCCACCCCCCATAAGAATACCATTAGTAGGTCAGATAATAGCGCTGATACATCAAATCTCAGTGCCGATGATAGTAATTAATATCCATACAAGGGGGGCGTGTGCCTTGATTCAACAATACAATAACTTGCCCATAGAATTCATTGATGTTTATGTTAGCGCTAAGGATGTTCTCAGAGCCCTCAATCTCTCTGACGATGCCCTAGAACAGGTCACTAGTCATAATAAGCTTATGAAGAACTCAACAATGGTGCTAGAACCAGCTGGTGTATATCAGCTGGTTTTTATTAATGATGAGATAGACTTCTGGGACTGGTACAGCGACGAAGCGCTAGCTGTTGCTAAGGAGTCGATGTTGCGTATGAGTAATTACATGAAAGCTCGTCGTATCCTCAAAGATATTATGGATGCCCCCGATGCTGTTAAGTTGTCCCGCATAGTTAATCAACTAATCGCAACACGGCAGTATAAGGACGGTATAACTAGATATGATGCCAGTCTGTATGTATATCAGCAGATAGAGAATAAGTTGAAAGAGCGCGGCCATCCTCATCCTCCTCTTATAGTAGCGTTCTCTGATACACACATCGATATAAAGGGCAAGGTTATGCACGAGGACGCGTTAACAATATGCTACGAGATAGCAGGAGAATACATTGCTTGAGACTGTATTGGCGCTGCCCGCCATTAGACAAGACAGAACAGCACTACCCTTTGTCTTCCCAGAGTTATCCCTCTACACTCTCCTGAGTCTAGAGGATGCTATTCCTAACATCACTATCAACGTAGTGGCTACTAGTCCGTGGGCCCAGGGCACACGCTATGGCACTATGTATTGGACTGTTCTGGTAGTGCGTTATCAGAACAGTCCCTTCTTAGTAGTGGGCCGCCGTTACGTGACAGATGGGCTTAACCCTAACGAAACGGCCCTCCGCTACGTAATAGACCAGGACCTCTATCGTACGGCTATCAACTACGCACTACAGCAGGAGACAGAGCAGGTAGTCTTTACTAATAAGGAGCGGCCCCTCGATAAGGAGAATGCCCAGGCCTTTCATCGTGTAGGTGGAGAGATACGCTTTATAGAGGCTGATGCCCTCAGCTGCACTATTGGGGACATCAATACATTACTTGATATATTATTATGAAACATCAAAATACGCAATCAAAGAAGGTTCCAGTCTCAGTTAATCCAGATTCAGTTAAACCGTTGCAAAAGTTAGAATTGTTATCATTTAACTTTGAGGTGGTGCGAGTAAATGAGAAGGGTGAGCAAATCAAAAAAGAGTCGAAACAGTCCCAATATTTCAGCGAAGATTTGGGCAACGGCATCACCTTAGAGATGATTGCTATACCGGGGGGGACATTCACGATGGGTTCACCGCAAGACGAGAAAGATAGTTACGATGATGAACGTCCTCAACATGAGGTTAACGTTCCCCCCTTTTTCATGGGCAAGTATCCTATCACCCAGGCACAGTGGAGAGTAGTTGCCTCTCGCACGGATTTGAAAGTAAAAAAAGATCTTGATCCTGATCCCTCTCACTTTAAGGATAGGGGGGGATCATCCACGCGCCGGGATAAACCTGTGGAACAAATCGACTGGTACGATGCCGTCGAATTTTGTGCGAGATTATCGAAACTAACAGGAGGGGAATACCGACTACCGAGTGAGGCAGAATGGGAATATGCCTGTAGAGCGGGGACAACAACCGCCTTTCACTTTGGGGAAATCATTACAGGGGAATTGGCTAACTATGATGCCAGCAAAACCTACGCTTATTAACCCAAAGTATAATATCTAAAACACACGACTCCCGTGGGACAGTTTCCGCCCAATGCCTTCGGTTTGTACGATATGCACGGCAATGTCTGGGAGTGGTGCGCCGATACCTGGCACGATAACTACGGTGCGCCGACGGATGGCAGTGCCTGGATAGAAAATGGGGATCCTCCTCGGCGGGGCGGTTCTTGGTTCAGCTATTCTTGTCGCTGCCGTTCTGCTTACCGCAGCAATAGCGACAGCCGCGGCGGCCTCAACAGCAGCTTCGGTTTTCGGGTGGTGTGCGGTGCTGGGAGAGCTCTGTAGCAAAAAGGAATTTAACTTAGTGCCAACAGACTTGCAAAAATTAGGTGGCCGATGCCCTCAGCTGCATCATTGAGGGCATCAATACATTACTTGACATCCTACTATGAAATATATACAGGCTATTGATTATTTAGTCAGGCCTGACGAGGCCCCTAATTATAGAATAGTTAGAAAGAGCATCCACGGTATTAAGATTATTGATACAATGGGCTACACAACCCATCAATTGATATTGCTTGATTTGTTAGATATGCAAACTGTGACTAAAGCCATGCAAGAAATATACCATAGGTACCCAGATATAGAGCCTCGTATCAAGAAGAGTGACTATGCAATGTTATCTTATATATTGTGTGTAATTATGTACAATGTAGATGATGTTCCTAGACATATTGGTAACTATCTAAGGAGTTTACGTTATACAACAGATTGACCAATTATTTACTTTGAATGTGGGGGTTATCTATACGTTTAATATTGCAAGTGAACTGTTCGCTGCCACTATTGAAGGTGTAGAAGTGAGTAAACAACTAGCTTGCTGGGTTTATTAGTAGTTGATAATCTTCAAAAATGTTGCCGTACAAGGATCGACTTAAGACTTCTGTAAGAAGTCTAGTGAATTACACGACCCATCAATTAATATTGCTTGATTTGTTAGATATGTAAACTGTGATTAAAGCCATGCAAGAAATATACCATAGGTACCCAGGTATAGAACCTCGTATCAAGAAGAGTGAATATGCAATGTTATCTTATACTTGCAAAATTATGCACAATGTAGATAATGTTCCTAGACATATTGATAACTATCTATATCTATACGTTAGTAATCGCCTAAGTAGCATCTACCATTATCCTCAAAGCCCCTTGACAAAAGAGTCGTAGCTTTAAGTTGTCACGGGCCTTGAGGTATTGAAATAAGAATTACTGTCACTAAACAGTTCTTTAATACTAAATAACCTAGCGAGAATGGGAGGGATTATTATGTCTTCTAAAGACAAAAGGAAATTATTGTTAGAAAAAGTGTCCTGCGAGGCTCAGTCAAGACTCGCATATTATGACTTGCTTATGCAGGAAGAGGCTTTTCGCCAACACCTAGAGTCTTTATCTGACGTCAAAATTGAGGAGATAGATTGGCATTTCTTAAAAGGCTTTTTGTCTTATTCTAGACGCTTATATACTACAGGCGAAATTAGTAAATCTGCTTATATATCTCTGGTTACTCAAGCTGCCGAATTTTATGCTGAGAAGCTGGTGGAGTCAAAATTGGCAAAAGCCTTGAAGAAATATGAGCTTTATTTTGAAAAAGCATTAACTGTGCAGTCGGCCGAGGGGCGTTAGTCAAATTAATATTAACCTCACTATCAGGCGACTTTCTGTGGTACACAAGATCAATCACACAATTGGAGTATAGCCATGATTAACATGAAGGCTCACACCGTATATATGGTTGTGAGGCCATATTCACAAAAGAAGAAGATATTAATGAGGGCCGCTCATGAAGTAGGGGCCCTTTATGTAGAGGGCCCTCATCTACTAGAGAATACGATATCGTATCCTGGCTCTCTCTCAGCGCACCATGTGCTAGTAGAAATTAAGAATCAAGAAGAGGCCTATCAGGTTATAATGATGGCGGGCTGCCATCACTACGGCGTAGGAGAAATACTATTCAATGCCGAGAGCAGCACAGGGGTTGAGCTCAGTCATCTTATAGAACAGCAGGAAGATATAGCGCTTAGTGTAGAGCAAGTGCCTCACTACACTATGAATGATGAGGCCCTAGTAGTAGGGGATATTCATGGTTGTTACGGCCATCTGCGTGCACTACTTAGAAAGGCGGGCTTCTTATTTGCAGGGGATGAGATTACTTATTACCCTATGCAATTAGTGCTCAACGGAGACCTAGTGAATAAGGGCCCCAGCTCTGCTGACGTTATTAGATTCGTGTACTCTAACCTAGGTCACCCTGACTTCAAGGTCGTACTAGGTAATCACGAACTATATATTATGCAGCACATAGATGATGTGAAGCCTAATAGTCGCTACTTCGATTATCTCCCTACAGTTAGGGCTAATCGCATGCAGCGTAATATGTTTATTGCAATCTATAAAGAGAGTGTGCCCTACCTCGTATCCCATAGTCGTACCTCTGCTGTTCACCACTCTCCTTGCGACTATAAGTATGTAGGCAAGTCTGACCCTATCTCTATACAGAGACAGATTCACCTACCCAGTATTCGAGGTCAGGCCGATAAGCAGAATACCAGCGTAGACGAGGTACTATATCCGTACTTCAATGGTCAGCCCAACTGGCCATTAGTTGTTAATGGTCATGTCACTACTAAGCATCCGCTACTAATTAATAATCGCGCCATGATTGATACAGGGGCCTTCCTAGGCTGTTATCTAACAGCAGCTCATGTCATGGGCTCTACCTGTCAATTCATATCCACAGAGAATGTGAACTCCGCGCGTAATACTATGCGCCTTAATCCCATTGCGTCTGCGATACAAAATACAAAAAGTAGCGTTAGAAGAAACGTGCCTCATCTGGTTAAGGCTTTAGCCTAGTCGCATACGCTGTTATTAATATAGCCCCGTGTTCCGTGCGGGGTTATTAACTTATTGTGCAACATTTAACCTTCTTAAATTTATCCATTACCGAGTAAATATATATTAGGTATGGCATCACCAGTAATGGTGAAGGCAGTTGCCTGCAAAGCACGAAGCATATGAATAATCAAACACCTATCGAGAGTTTCTATTTAGCGAATATTAAATTTGACTATAATGCAGAACCAATCTGGGAATTAGCGGCTCGACTTTCTGCTAAAATTCCCAATGAAGAATGGGCAAAACTACCAAAAGATTTAGCCCAAAACTTTGATCATTATCAACAGCAACAGGATCAAAAATGAGATGCAGCCAGACTCAATTACCTACCTTTAACTTTAACAACCAGGGAATCCGCGTTATAATCATTGATAATGAGCCCTGGTTTATAGCAGCCGACGTTTGCGCTGTTCTCGAACACACTAATACATCGGTTGCTCTAGGTCGGTTAAAGGAGTATGAAAAACAATTAGTTGACCCTAAACAATACTTAGGGTCAGTCTCAAACCAATATATAGCAGCCATTTCAGAATCTGGCTTATATAGATTAGTACTTACCAGTCGTAAACCACAGGCAGAGTCATTCCAGGATTGGATAGTGCAAGAGGTAATACCCACCATTCGCAAGACTGGCCGCTATTCTGTTAACAACATTCCTACTACTTATGGTGAGGCCTTATTAGAGGCGGGGCGTCTGGCCTTAGAATTAGAACAAACTAATGCTACCTTAGAGCAAGTTAGTGCTACCTTAGAAGAACAGGCCCCACTGGTTAAATTAGCAGAGACGTTGACAGTCAGCGACGCCGATGCTGTCCTAATAGGAGATTTAGCTATAGCCTATGGTGTAGGTCGTACAACGTTCTTCGATATGTTGCGTGACATTCGCTTTATTATGATGAAGCCAAGTCGGTTACCCTATCAGCGGCATATATTAGCTACTAGAGCAGAGGTGTTCCGTAAGGAGCGCCCCCATCAACCTGGTATCTTTGATAGCGTTACTGTTATAACGGCTAAAGGTCAGTTATACATAGCGAAGAAGTTAAAGCAACTAGAACACGCTGAGTTAGTAGAATCACAGCTAGAAGCAGTAATCCAGCTTGTAGAATAGTATTGTTCCCGTAAACCACAATTACAACTTATTGACTATTATGGATATCATCAATTATCTATTGGAAAAACTCGGCAAGGTGCAGTTCCGTACACTGCTTGTAACTATCGGCTTGTTATTAGTCTATAGTCTGGCGGTTATTGTTGGCCGCCTTGTTTACGCAGCGGGGGTGTTGGGCCTCGGCGATGTACTCTGTGTGTTGGGCCTGTGGCACGCGTGGCGGGCTATCGCAGACCTCGTATCACCAATTACTCAATTAGTTAGTCCACCGACTAATCCATCAACCTCTAATTCCAAAACTGAAGGATTAGACTTGGTTCGGCTAATAGGCCTAGTTAATAATCCATCAACTTCTATTAATTCCAAAACTGAAGGACTAGGCGATAAGTAACAACTGGCTTGGCACTTAGTGAGCCTAATTAGGAAGTCGCCCACATAATGCCATGTTCACAGTCATAGTAATTTACTTAGGTAGGGGGCACAATTATTTGTATGATAGGTTAGCGATTAGCTTACACGAGTGTTGGGCTGACATGAAGCCCAACCTACGTTTATCCTATATTTGATTCTGGCTACCTACCTAATCACATTAATTAGATAACTATGGCTAAGTTTAATTCAGATACAGCGTCTAGTATGGGGCGCCGCGGTGGTGAGAAGACAGCCCAGAATAAAGAACATATGAGAGAGATAGGTCGTCGAGGTGGGCTGAAGGCCCAACAGCGGCTCGCTGAGAAGAAACAGCAACGTTTATTAGATAGCAAGTAGATTATAGGTCACTATATTAACTATATCATTCACCTGCGTGGTATCCATAGCTGTACCCCCCTCCCCTATGAAGTGAACGCTAATGATAGCTATAGGGCTATCCTCATCTAATAGTAGTTGCTGGTATAGATGCCGCACTCCTATGATATCTAGGTGGGCCCGCTGCTTAAAGCTAAGCAGTGTAGAGTTAGCATCAGTCTTCATGAAGGATCGGCTACTAGCGTGTTGCACTAGAGTAGGCAGGTCATAGCAATGGTCGCTAATTAATACCTGCCTATAGAGATTAGCTATACTGCTAATACCAGGGGCTAGACTCTCATGAGTACACGTCATCTTGAGAAACTTAAGACCAGATATACTGCGACCAGGATTATGGAACTGGTGGAGTAAGACTCTATCGGCCGCCGTTGTAATCCGTATCTGGTTGAGTAGATCAAGGATATAGATGTCCTTATCTATAGTGCTAACATGGCGTATCAGATCTTGTATAGCGTACCTACGCTCTATCTGATTGCGGAATATCCATCGCCCAATAAAGATTATAATAAATAGAGTCAGACTAAACGTGTTCTGCCATAGGAAATCAGTGACCTGCGGTATAGCTTCTTTAACCAGAGTGTGCGGAGCTAAGTGAATAGTGTAGGCCTTATCATTCTGTGGTACATTCATGTTTAATGGGGCATCCTTCAGATTAATTAATGCCTTTAAATACATTCTTAAGTTAGTGTTTAAGTGCTTCTAGTTTTATATTTATTCACGAGGACTTTGTAGGTGAATTATAATTATGATAATCAATTAGGACTTGCCTGTATTACTGATACTGAGCGTAATATTAAGGTATTCTGTCCTGTGGCCCGCCCGGGGCAGAGGTATGAGGCCACTATAGCCTATACTATGGCACGATATTCTCGCAGCGCTGAGTCAGTAGAGAATCTACTCGATGAGGCGCGGGGAGTAGATGCGGATAAACGTCTTCATAATATATTCTATAATTATGGTCACGGTAGTGTACAGGGCCTGGCCACGTTATCGGTGTGCTTTGAAGGTATTCCCCTATGGTTTGCGTTCTATCTGTTCAATACTATGCCTCTAGGAGCAGGGCAAGAACGCAGTACTCGTTATCAGAAGATAGGGGATTACTATAGAGTGGGTAATGAGTCTTATGATGAGTCAATGGACTATCTATTCAGCGCATATGAAGAGCTCTATGAGCCCACTCGAGAGGCATTGGCCCGCGCTTACAGCGTAGACATGAGCGATAAACGCCAGGTACAGGCGCTGGATGCCCGTACGCTGGACTGTACGCGTTATCTATTACCTATGGGAGCCCGCACTAGTGTGGGTATCACATCGGATGCCGAGACGTGGAGTCGATTCATCAGTGATCTACTGAGTAATCAATTTAACTCGGGGCCCGATGAGTTATACAGTACTATAGGGCACATGCTGAAGCAGCTGCTGGGTGGTTGTCCTGAGCTAGAGGCCCAGGGCTACGTAGCAGGCGCCCCTGGGCTCATACGTCACGCAGAGGCCCGGCATGACCTAAGCGCTAGTCTAGTCAATATGGCGCGGGCGGCTCAGTCACCCTTCATTGCTAGTATAGATGGCGAGTATTATAGCTCGAAGCTAGTAATTGTACAGGAGCCAGACTGCGATATCATTGGTAACCTAGCTCTATTACTCCAGAATGATGTGTATCGGCCGGGCCTAGTCCTATCTACTAGTATAAGACGACTAGTTACGCTGCGAGAAGAGCTGACTAAGTGGCGGCATTACGATAGATTACCCACTCAGTTTAATGCACCGCATATGTACATGAGTGGTTATATGGATGTGGGTGCGGCCCGCGACTTCAATCGTCACCGTAGTATATGGCGGTACTTTCCTGCTCTAACTAATGTAGAGCTATTAGGGGGAGATACTGGTTATACTCTACCACTCTATATAGAAGACCTCCCTATAGCTGAGCGTTATAAGGAGGTGCTGGATAAATATTACGAGACACTAGATGGCCCTGCTATACAGTATCGTATACCACTAGCCCATAATATACGATACTGTATAGGTGGCACACATAAGCATATGGCCTATGTATGCCAGCTTCGCTCTCGAGTAGGGGGGCATATCAACTATCGTGTGATAGCTAATGAGTGGGCCAATAGTATAGCTGACGTTAATCCACTATTCGACCTCACACACATCATACGTGTAGTCGAGAATGGTCGAGATGAGTTCCTGAGTCGTTAGAGCGCGCGTATTAGGAATACGACAACCATGAATGGCGGCATGTTATTGTGTGCCTGACCGCCTCCAGTTCCCTGTATACTGATATTAGCTCCACTGGGATTGATTCCAATGTTAGCATTAGATCGGAATACTCGAATGTTAACCTCAGCCTCACTAGTCTGACGGGTTCCTGTGGGGCGGTCCTCACCGCTACCACTCTTAGGTTGACGTGTTGCTTCTTCGCTACCTACTGTATGGGTTAGGAAATCGTGCCGGTGTCTGTGGGTTTCCGTATTATGCTCGTGGCCATTGTCGCTGATTATATGATTGTGCCCAGGGTCATTAACTCCGTGACCGTGATTAGGCATCTGGTTAACATTGAGAGTAACATTCTCCTCACCACCCAGCCATCCCTGAGTCCTACCATTACCTATCATTAAGGGGAAGCGGGCCTGCATATTAGGGAGGTTGAAGGTAGTAGAACCATTACCATTACCGTATGCAGTACCTATCATCGAGAATAGTACTGGGTATTGCGTCCTGCTGATCTCCCGCCCATCCAGTGGTATCCAATTAGTAGGGTAGCTCCATGCCGCCCACATGATTATAGAACCTACTGGGGGGCCCGCCTGGCCGAAGCTAGCCGCTATGGCCTGGTTAACCCAGTCTACTCGAGCTATACTGTCAGTAGCAGGGGGCCATACAGTGCGGGGATTGCCTGTTAGGTAAGGACTATCTATATTAGCCTTAGTACTCGATAGACTAGTTACTTGTGTCTGTAGACTACCTACAGTATTCTGTAATGCTACTATCTTGGGTATCTCTAGGTCAAGCTTGTCGTCTAAAGCGTTAATCGTAGCATTGATGGTGGCTATCTGAGCAGTTAGTTGGTTACTCAATGTAGTAAATTGAGTCTGTAAACCACTGATAGCAGTTGTGTTAGTATCGCAGCATGTCTGTAGGTTCTGAATTATAGTTAACTCACCTACGGCAGCAGCTAGGTTATTAATTAGATCATTGACTAACTGCTGTATGTTATTGATGATCTGCTGTAATTCACCATCGCCGAATAAGTCGTCGCGTAATTCCTCTAGTTCATTCTCTAGAGTGGCTATATCAGCCAGCATGTCAGCAATAAATGCAAACGCCCGCACTGTGTCAGATAGGTCGTATATAGTATTGGCTGCCTGTGTTCCCGTATGATTGGCGCGATTAGCAGCCTCTAGAAAGTTATTGTCGAGTTCAGCACAAGTAAGGGGACTTCCCTTACTCACCGATAGTATAATTGGCATAGAACTGTAGCTAGTGGTTAATTTGGTTATACTATCGGTGTATGGCGTACTGTAAGCATGGAGGTATCGGTGAGTAGAAAGGTATGGCAGGTGGATATAGCAAATCCCTATCAGGTGCCAATCACTATATATAGTGATTGGCACCACCTAAATGGTATAGTCCTTAGTCCTAATAGTGGCCTAAGGACTAACTACGAGATGGAGGACGGATACGATTTATATGTTAGTCGGCTCTATCGAGTTAGTGCTAATGAGATGCCGAGATTATACGTTGGATGTTGCATAAAGGATTAAATTAATGCATTATACAGTTGAATTTAAGGGTAAACGTGGTAGTTTGTATACACAGCTTTTTGCTAGTCACACATTTACAGATACCACGCTGCCCCGCACGGTTACTCTAACCCTGAGCCCCGGCGCAACAGTATCGATTGATCTAATCGATATTACTGCGCTACAGTTAGTAGGTCTCTCGTGTGAGACAGGTTCTGTTAACCTCAGTGTTATCAATAATGGTAGCACTATTATTAATCTACCAAAAGTAGTAGCTGGCTCCTATCACTTTAATAACGTAGACATAGTCGATGCTAGGATACAACTAGTAGCCGTAGGCACTGCACCCGTACCGCTACAGTTAGTATACGCCGGCGTGGCATGATCTGTCCACTAGAGTGGCAGCAGGCCTGCCGTAATCTGGATATAGCATGTCATAAATGTAGAGCTGAGATAGGAGAGGGTGAGCTGGCCTATTTACCACTGGCTGGTAGCCCCTCTATTAAGAGTCACCCTGCATATAAGAAGCCCCCTCTGCCCCCTCGCAAGCAACTTAGCACTGCATCACAGCAGACTAACACTGCATCGCAGCAGAATAACACTGCATCGAAGATAGGACGCGCTACTGAGAGACGCGTGTTACGGAATCTAGGTGCAAGAGCAACAGTGGCCAGTGGAGCCATCTTCGGAGACGGGGATGGCTCTCTTGTTATAGATGGGGAGACCTGGCGTATAGAGCATAAGACACGGGTGGCCCGACGTAATACACTAGGCCCTACTGAAGATGAGTGGGCTACTGCTCAGGCGCAGGGGTGCCGTCTATTCATCACTACTCATAATAATCGAAGCGTCGTTACTATGGATATAGAGGACTTTAAGAGCCTAGCCGTATTGCCACCCGAGTTTACGGAGGGCGTTAACGAAGAAGTGGGGGGCCCAGCTCACTCGAGCGATGCCGAAGTCGCGGGGCAGCTCGAGTAGCACATTCACTGCGTCCACCTGTAGACCGAGTGTAGCGAAGGTGCGTTCGATGCTCAACTTAACAATACTTACAAAGTACGCGATGGGGTTCTTAACGAGGCGTCCTTGCCGGTTGAATGGAATAGTCTTACCATGGAGAACACGGCTACCGCACTCACTACGGATTGCCTGAGCCACAAGGCAATTCTCCATCGGCGAAACGTAGATAAGGTTACGGGGATGGTTGTTGAGAGGGTTATCATCAATATGGTGCACCTCTACCTCTCCTCGACGAGCAAGGAAGCCATTGCGGTAGGCCTTCCACCCCCAGTAAGCGTATGCGACAACCTGATGGAGGCCAACGATGAATCGCTGGGTATTCGTAACGTGAAAGTCAAAGAATCCGACTAGGTGTAATAGCTGATATAAGTGAGAATTACGGGCCGCGCGCAGAACTAGGTAATCCCCCTGTTTAGAAGCCTGATAGGCCTTATCTCGCAGGATTGACTTCAGTGCCTTCAACGCTGCCTTGTTTACGTACCGTATTTGGTTGAACATGGTCAATGTCTGTTAGGTGAATAGATACAATAATACAGCCGTGGTTCTACAACCCGGCTTAGATTAATGTAGATCAGAACTGAGTTGCCCCAGAGACACAATAGGTCTGGCGCACCAGCGTAACGGAGGATGTTTCCCTCCGTCCTACTCGCTGGCGGCGTCCACTAGAGTCAGAATTAACCTACCGCGCTTGACGTAACCGATGCCAAGTCTTGTACATTTAGCCCTATCTTGTTTACTCAGTATTACTACTTAGCGGGGCACGGCGTGCGGAGGTGAAGCGTATGGGTTTACCCTGTCCCGCTCGGACTTCACGGCTCACTGTGTCTTTTAGTTTATAGATACCGGCCCCTCTCTGATGCCTACATCAATCAACTGATTAAGGCAAATGAGAGGGCGGTAAATAGGAGGTCATCGGTACCGCCGATAGGCGGTTTAAGGAACCTTAGCCATTCCTTCTATTATTATAGCACAGGTTTTTAATTCTGGTGTAAAATATTTATCACGCAGGGCCCCCTCCATTTGAAGGAGCTTCTCTACCACAAATACACAGGAGATAGCTATGGAAGAGATTACCATAATTGAATTTTTAATTAATTCAATTAAAGAAGAAAAACCTTTGTATAGTGATGAACAATGCTTAAATATAGCTCTAGAAATAATCAGGGCCAATTTTCCTATTTGTGCATCAAAATATTTCAAAGGAGAGACGTGGAAACTATAACAACGGGGGTGGACCCCGTATTTTTATGATTACTACAATTGATTTCCGTGATATCCAGGCTGCATGCGTTAAACAGCTAGACAATATGTGTAAGGATAAGCAGCCCTTATTTGTTGTCGACGTACCAGGAGATGTGCTCTGGCAGACCTACCTCGATGCCTTCCCCCCACACGAGCGACAGGCGCATAACTGTATGGCCTGTCGACAATTCATTAAGAAGGCGGGGGGCCTCGTTAAACCAGATGAGAATTATAATCTCATCAGTATGTGGAATATAACTGCCCCAGGTTACTTACAGGGAGTAGTTGATAAGCTCAATGCTCTAGTGACAGGAGCCAGCATTCGAGACACGTTCTTATTAGACCGTAGTGAATTGACCGTAGGGCACGCAAGTGACTTGCAGCGTCTAGAGGACGGCAGCACTATTAAGTGGCACCATCTATACTATAAGTTTCCTACAGCCTATGCTTCCAGTGATGTAAATGGTAGTCAGAGTGATGCCCGTAATAGGGCGGCGGGCCTCAAGAGAGATCTAGAAGAGATATCTATTGACTCAGTGAATACTGTCCTCGAACTCATCAATCAAGGTGCTCTCTATCGCGGTACTGAGTTTAAGCCCCTGTTAACTAAGTTTCTTGCCCTACAAGAGGCCAATCGCCTGAATCGCCTGCGTAATCCTAAAGAGGAGCAGTATAAAACCTTCTGCTGGGTCATGTCTGCTAAATTTAGCCATATTCGCAATACAGCCATCGGTACTCTGCTGACTGATATTAGTGAGGGCCGCGATCTAGATAAGGCTGTTACATCTTATGAGAGTAAGGTGGCCCCCGAGAACTATCGTCGTCCTACTGCCATCGTTACTGAGAATATGAAGGCTAGAGCCCGGGCTGACTTTCTCGCTATGGGCTTCAGTCAGTCTAGTCTAGAACGTCGTCAGGCTACTATCGATGATGTCCCTATTGACCAGTGGTTATATGTTGATAGACTACCAAAAAGAATATACGAGACTGACTTCTTCGACAATATGCTTGTAGTCTCCCGCCCGCCTACGACTCCGCAGAATATTAGCTTCAGCGAGTTCCTTAGCAGCGTAGTACCCCATATCACATCTATGGAGATCCTATTTGAAGATAAGCTGATAAATAATTTAGTTACTATGACGGCCCCTGTAGATACGGATACCCCTAGCTTCTTCCAGTGGCCTAATGGTATGGGCTGGAGCTACAATAATCAGTTAGCTGATAGTAGTCGTCAGCGTGTCAAGGCTGCTGGCGGTAAGGTAGATGGGGCCCTGTGCTGCCGATTGATGTGGTATAATACTGATGACTTAGACCTTTATCTTAAGTTTAACGGCAATGAAATCTACTACGGAAGTAAGAGGGCCTGTGGCGGTGAGCTCGATGTAGATGCTAACGCCAGTTCTTTTACTAATACCCCCGTTGAGAATATAGCATTTGCCAATAAGGCACCTAATGCTACGTATCTATTGTCCGTTAATCAGTTTAATAGACGCAGTAGCGTTGATATCGGCTTCCAGGTAGATATCGAGACGGAGGGGGGCCAGTTCTACACCTTCACGTATAAGACTCTGATGCCTACTGGAAAAACTGTAAACGTAGCCCGCTTCAGTATGGTTAATGGCGTGCTAAAATTAGATACAGATAGTGGTTTACTTAAACCATCTAGTGCTACAGGCCGCTCTCTTACTACGTGGGGTATGGGCACTAATCAGTGGCAGAAGGTCCGCATCATTACTACCAGTCCTAATCACTGGGGGGATACACAGCACGGTAACCTACACTTCTTTCTCTTCTTAGATAAGGCTGTATCCGAGGGGCCCATCCGTCCCTTCTTTAATGAGTTTATTCGCGCTGATCTACTACGAGATCACAAGCGCGTGTTCGAATTACTAGGTAGCATGGTACCAGTCAACAGTACTCCTAATGGACTTGCTGGCCTAGGCTTCTCTAGCACCACTCGCGCTAGTTTCACATGTCGCGTGGGGGATAGCTCCACACGTAAACGTATTTTCAAAGTCACATTCTAGAGGAACTATGGAACTCAATATCATTATTGGTGCTCTCGTTGGTCGGTACCGCTTTCCCTCTGTTAGCGGTGACCTCACGCTTGAGGATCTATTCTGTCTTAACCTCAGGTCTAAATCACCCAATACGCCCTCTCTTAATAGTGTTGCTATTGAGCTTAACAAGCGTATCATAGCCTGCGGTGGCGTAGACTTCGTCGATGATAGCAACGAGATTATTATCTTACAAAGAAAGCTCGACATAGTCAAATTTGTCATTGCTCATGTTAAGAATCGTGCTGAGGCCACTAAGCAGGCCCTCGCTAGAGAGGAGAATCGGCAGAACTTACTAGCCCTCATTGAGCGTAAGAAGAATGATCTCCTCGCTGAAGAGAGTATCGAAGAATTAGAGCAGCGCCTCGCTGCCCTATAGAAGCCAAAGTAATAGCTAAAGGATGGGGTTTCAGCCCCATTTTTCTGATGATTAACGACCAACCACACTGGTACACAACAGAGTACCTCAACAGATTTAATATTCAACTACTAACAGAGTCTGATAAGTCCGAGGCAGAAGAAGATACGGTCATCTTCCACGGACCCTTTAAGACAGTAGAAGAAGCTATAGAGTTTGAGAAAGAAGTGCCTTATTGTACTTGGACTTGGGAGGAAGAAGGGGCTTGGAATACCTTATGTATTCACCAGTTTGTCGTTAACAACAGCCCCCCTTCAGAGAACGGTATGGTTTACTGTTGTTACTGCGGACGAAAGCTAAAGGAAGCCCGCCAGGCGTCTGGAGGAGAGTAGTCTGAAGAAGATTACAAGAACATTCACCTAGCTCTAAAGTTACTAACTAACACCTAGAGCAGCCCCTATAGAAGCCAAGGTAAGGTTAATTAATTGGGCTCAGCTCGAGCTGGGCCAGAGACAGGAGCACCGTCCAGATGAATGCTAAACTGGTCAAACCAAGTTTACAAACAGAGCAAAAAGGAATGATTTTTTATTATGAAACTTAAAGGCAGTATTCGGTTATTTTTAGAAGGTTCAGAAGATGGACTACAGCGTCTAGCGGATTTGTATCAATCGGGGGAATTGCAAGCCCTTCTCAATGAACTTAAATCATGTGATATACATGAAATTGTCGTCACAAAAGCAGAGTTCACTACAGATGCAAGAGTTATTGAAAAAGCCGAATTAATTAAGGCAATTCGAGAGGGAACAATAGATAAAACAACTCTACAACAAGTTGATTTAAGTGGGGCTGACCTGATTAAGGCTGACCTGAGTAAAGCTGACCTAAGAAAGGCTTTCCTAAGTGAGGCTAACTTGAGTGGGGCTAACTTGAGAGGGGCTATTCTGTGGGGGGCTTTTCTGAGAGGGGCTATTCTGTGGGGGGCTTTCCTAAATGAGGCTGACCTGAATGAGGTTGATCTGATTAAGGCTGACCTGAGTAAAGCTGACCTAAGAAAGGCTTTCCTGAGTGAGGCTAACCTGAGTAAGGCTGACCTGAGTGGGGCTGATCTGAGAAGGGCTAACTTGATTGAGGCTAATTTAAATGGAGCTGACCTGAGAGGGGCTAACCTGATTGAGGCTAATCTAAATAGAGCTGACCTGAGAGGGGCTAACCTGAATGAGGCTAACCTAAGTGGGGCTGACCTGAGTTGGGCTGACGTTGAAAACGCTATTTTTATCGATGCAACGGGAATCACTCCTGAACAAAAACAGGATTTAATTCGACGAGGGGCAATTTTTGCAGAGATTTAAGTAGGGTTGGCTGAATAAATGTGTATAGACAAGGTAAGGGGTTTAGCGGCCTGTTTGGCCAAGCAGCTGTAGGATTTTCAAGCTGGTGACTCAAAAACCTTGTATCTTAACCGGCGACCGCCCCCATACTCAATGTCTCTCTAAGTTTTATTGGTAAATGGAAAACTCAGTTTGGAGACCGAGGTATCCCTGGATTAAAATTATCACATCAAGGAGCATCATGGAAAATTTTGGGTCTGAAACCCCGTCGTTCTACGACGGCTTTACTGTTAAATATGAGCATCGTTTACGAAATATATGCTAAAATGTGAGACATGGAAAAAGCCTATTCTTACCG